TGTTTTATTCAATTTCCAATTTACCTGCCATTTTGTATAATACCTTATTAATTTGTTTTAGTTCAAGGGACACACTTTCAAACTGTGAATCAGTGTGACTTCTAATTTCTTTTAATGTCGTTTTTAAGTTGTTGACTTGAGATGTCATTTTATATATATAAAATCCCATGCTGCCATATAGTATTATAAATACATACGCCTGCCCATTTGGGCTTTTCATAATATCTAGTAATGCTGGTATGAGTTCTAGTAGTTCCATTTTATAACTTTATACAATACATGACGTTTATGTTTGTTGGACGTGTTTCATTACCGCCTGACGAATTTGTGTTCTGAGCAGTTGTAGCTGGGGAAGAGCTAAAACGTTGATCCCAAGCAAGTCTATAGTAAGATGATGAGCCAGTATGTCTTCCCATTGAGTGTGAATGAAGTTTAAATTGATCATTTTGTTTTGTACCTACCGCATCGCCTGTCGTTCCATCGCCTCGATCAGTACGTGACGCTGCGTCTGGATCTGTTCCTGCTGTGTTGTCAAATCCTCTTAAAAATCGGCCTCTGTAATCAGGCAAGTTAAACGTGGTACTTCCATCACCATTGCCATAAATAACACCTAATTCACTAAATAAACGTGCGTGTGTCGTTCTACTAACCGCTGAACCATCACATTCAATATAGCCTTTAGGGGCTGACGTTAAGGCTGTGGTTATAATTGTTCCAGTAGGCTTGTCATCCTCTCTAAAATTAAGATTAATTCTTGTTGCACTGACCGCTCGTCCTACTTCTACTGGGTATAAACTTGGCTTGGTTGCTGTTATCGCTCCACTTGTTCCTATGTAGTATATTGTTCCAGCGGTCAATGAACTAAACGAATTGTAAAAGCCATAATCAATCTTAACCGTTCCACCGCTTGATACAGTCGTATTACAAACCCCCACAACTGCTGTAATACCGCCACTGGTTGAATTATCTGCCTTATACGCCTGTCCACCACTAATCCTAACAACATCACCTGCTGTAAGATTTTCACCTGCGGTAATTGTTGAAAACTGACCAGAGGGTATGCCTACGTAACTTGCAGCTGTTACTTGTGCCACGTTAAGGTCATAATTGCCGTTTGCTAATATTTCAACTGTTTTATCTACGTTTTGGTCCCAGTCCGTACTAGTAAACTTGGTTCCACTCCATTTATTAAAATCACTTGCACTTGGTACTGCCATTATTTTATTCTCCTTTCTTGTTTAATTTGTTGTAATGATCTTGGGGCTATGCCTCCGCTTTCTTGTCTTTCTATTGGTGTAACTGCCATTGCTGGTACTTTAGCTGCTAGTCTTGGGACTACTTGCGGCACTTGCACGCCTTCTTGTGCAGCTCGTAACGCTGCTCTAGCAACCGGTTCGCTCTGTATAGCCATTTGGCCTATCTTTGCCCCCGCTAAAGGCAATGCAACTTGTGGAGCTACTAAAGCCCCACCGGCTAATCCATAAGGGAGTATTTTATCAAAAACCCCAGATTTTTTACTCATAGATTGACTGATTGAATCTTGCAAAGCGTTAGCTTCTATTTGATTCACAACACTTCGCTTTCCCTTGGCCTTTACTTCTTTGTCTAAGTCTTTTAACAAATCCATAGTTCTACTTTTAGTTTGTCGCTTTTCTTTTAACCTTTTTATCACGTCATTTGTTAGTGTGTTTACTTTAGACTCGCTTATATCTTTACCTAGATTTTTTTCAATATCCTTAACAAGGTTCGTTTGTTTTGCATACTTTTTATTTAGTTCTTTAAATCCTGGATATACTTCCATAGACTTATATAAACCGTCCTTTAGTTTACCTATTGCCATTTTATCGGCAGGCTCTATTGTTGTGCTTCGTAACACATCAGCTAAAACAGAATTTACACTTTTAGCCTCATCAAAAGTAAGTTCTTTACCTGCAATAAATTTATCAACTGCATTTTGATTATACTTTTTTGTTTTAGCCCTAGTTACTGATAACAAGTCACGCACCCCTGCCTTATCAAGGTCTAGGTCTTTTATTATTTTACTTATGTTACTTGTGTCTGTTACTTGCTTTTTTGCAGCTTCCGATACTTTTGTTAATGCGCTGTCATATTCACGTGATTTTTTTCTGTTTAAAATTGCAAGCGATGTTTTTATTTGGTTAGAAGTGTCTATATTAGTTTTAGGTTCAATCTTAGTTAATATTGGCTTTTTAATTGCTTCGTCAATAACGCCTTTTTCCGCACGTGTAGCAAACTTAGCTATCTGTTTTAGTGCTGGTTTACCTAGCTTTAAGGCTTTTCCAATACCAGCCTCAACTGTACCGCTTATAGCTCCTTTTTTGATTGCTTCGGGTGCTTCTTCGCCTTCTAACAATCCTCTACCTGCACGACTAACTGCTGTTATTCCTGCTTGCCTTGCTAATCCCATAGGGGTTAAGGCTGCTGCAATCGGTGCTAATCTTGCTATGTCTGTAGCCACTTGTTTTGGCGTTTCTTTTATAACATCTAAAGGTGATATACCACGTATCTTTTCCATTAATGTTGGTTCTTGTGTTACTTGTTGTACTGGCTCTGGCTGTTTTGGAAATTGTTTACGCAAGACTTGTTTTATTTCGTCTTCTGTCATAGTTTCTGGAAACTCTAGTAACTGATCCCCTACCCGTACTTGTATTGCCATTATTCAAATTCCCCTGTTTGTGGATTATAGACTTTTGGAGTAGTACTTTTACTATCCGTTATAGTTTTAATTCCTTTATGGATTACAGAGACTTTTGTTTTATTTCTACCTAATATGTTTTCAATATTCAATCCTCTTTGTTCTGCTAATTCTTTATATAATTGCTTTTCTTTTTCAATTTCCATTATTTGGCCTTCTTGTAATTGTTTAGCAACAATGACAATTTCTTCTCTTTCTGAATCCGTAAGCCCCACACCACCTTCGACTAATTTTTCTGAGGCTCCTTGGATTCTCGATATTAGGCTTTGGCCTGTTGGCGTTCGTGCAAATTCTGACTCTCTAACCACTGAACCAGGGTCTAACATTTTATTAAATGTAATAACAAGTGCTTGATCTAGTGCGTTTCTACTGTTGGGGCTTGGATTGCTTATATATTTATTCCAAACGTTGTCCATTCTAGAGATAGCTGCATTTATTGCTTTTGAATCTTTTACTATCTTTTTATTGTTGTATTCTTTTCTATAATCATCTTCAAGGTTTGTTTTTTGTTTTTTCTTTTCTTCTTCTGCTTTTCTTTCTGCTTTTTTAGTTTCTGCTCGTTGTTGTGTCTCATACAATGCTCGTTGTGATTCTGGTTGATAAACACGCTGTGCGAATTGTTGAACACCAACGCCTAAATCTTCTTGGCCTACGCCTCTAAGTGCTGCCCCTACCAATTCACGCAATGCAAGTCTACCTTCTGGCGATTTATTCATTTCACCTATGCCTTGACCAATAAGATTTACACCTTGACCGATACCCCCAGCAATTCCAGTTCCAGCTTCTTCTATGACTTCCCCTGCACCTTGTCCAACTTGCCCTATAACGTTACCAATGCCTTTACCAACACCACCTATACCACCTAAAAACTGTGCAAGTATATTATCATTACTTGGCCTAGGCTCTATTTTTGAAAAATTAACTTTGTTTTTGATTTTTTTGTCCATATTAAATCCCTTAATAATTACTTAAACTACCTTTTTTTCTTTTTTCATTTGTAATTTGAATTAAAGCGTTTCCCATCATAGGCAGTTTTCCATTCACTTTTAATAAATCTGGTTTTTTCTCCGCAAATTTTTGGACTGGCGTTAATGCCTGCCCTAATCCAGCTAAAGCTTTTCGTTCAGCATATCCAGCCTGACGTGATCGATCTTCAAGTGCTTGTTTTAATGCTACTTCTTCCGCTGCCCGTGCTAAATCAATTCCCATTTTTGTTGCTTGCTGTTTTGCCATTAATGCAGCTTCTGGGCCTCTAACCCCTGCTTGTTGTTGTGCTAACTTAGTTCTACTTAATGCTTGTTGTTGTTCTGGTAAAGCTCTTTCTCTTATTAAGCCTTGCAATCGTGTAATGGCTTCGGGTGTTCCACTTGTCATTTGTTGAAATGCACTTTCCCCTGCTGATTGTGCTTGTTGCGCTCTTTGAAGTGCTTCTTCTTGCCCTAATTGTCGCCCTCTAAGCTGTGCTAATTGAGATTTTAAATTTAAATCAAACTGTCTTTCCTGTTCTTTAGTTTGCATTTCTGCTATTTTTCGTTCTTCCGATTTACCACTCATTATGCATATCCTCCGAATTTATTGGGATTGTAATTTAAACTCCTGCTATCTAACATTTGTTTTCTTCTTTTTTCTTCTTCTAATTGAGCTAAAGACTTTTCAAGATAGTTACCCATAGCTGGGGATATTTGATTTGCTTGTATACCTGACTTTTGCGTTTGGCCAAGTGCCTTATTTGCTTCACTCGCTAACATTGAAGACCCCACCGCTACCGCTGC